GGTTATGCCGGCATTAAATATCCGGCAGAATTTCGCAGTGGCGGCCGTAAGGACGGTGCGAAGAACTATGTCATCTTCAACGAGAATGACGCGGAGATAACTGACCATGTGCGCTTTTTTAAGACCAAGAATGGTGAGGCTTATGGCTTTACTGTTGGCGGCAAGATTTACTATGACCCGAGGATTGCGAATGCCGAGACACCTGTGCATGAGTATGCCCACTTGTGGGCGAGTGCGCTGAAGGCGAACAATGCGGAGGAGTGGAAGAATGTGGTTGACTTGATGAAGGGCACCAATGTTTGGGAGGAGGTGAAGAAAACCTATCCCGAACTTGAAACGGACGATGAGATTGCTGACGAGGTGCTTGCCACGTATTCGGGCCGACGGGGTGCGGAGCGACTTCGTGAGGAGATGCGCAAGGCTGCTGCCGAGGGCGATGGCGTGATGGGCAAGGCTGAGGCGGTGAGTGCGCTGCAGCGTGTGAAGCGTGCCATAGACAAGTTCTGGAAGGCTGTGGCTGACTTCCTTCACATTCACTACACGAGTGCCGAGGAGGTGGCTGACAGAGTGATGAAGGACTTGCTTGACGGTGTGGACCCGAGAAGTATGATGGACGGTGGCAAGAGCCTTCGTCCTGAGACGCGTGTCAATGTAGTGGAGGCTGAGGCCGGGCATGGCTTTAAGAATTATGCGGAGGCTAAGACTTGGGCTAAGGAGCATATAGCACGCACTTATAGCGGTGAAGAGACTGGTGGCAAGGGTGATATACGCATCAGCAATGCGGCCGTTGACAAATATCTGTCGCAGAGTGCAGTTGACAAGAGTGAGAGCAAGGACGTTCACTTGGCTGTGTTGAAGGTGTTGCCTGATGTTATCCGTGAAAGTGTAGATGCAGAACAGCATGCGGACTTTAAGAAGGGAAAAGATGGTGTGCGTTCGGCAGAGAATGGCGTCAATCCCAATGTAACCATACACCGATTGTATGGCGCAGTACGTATGGACGGAAAGGTGTATAGGGTCAAGGTTACGCTGAAGGAGGATAAGACTTCAAAAGAGCCTAAAGTTCCGCATAGCTATGAAGCAACAAAAATAGAGCTGTTTGCAGGAACATTAGGAAATTCTGATAACAGCCTCTCCCCCAATACAAACAACTCTATAACTGCTGCAAATTTACTGAATGGAGTTGATAAATCCTACGATGGCGGTAAGTTTTTTGAGGATTACAACAAAATTCGTGAGCAATTTATTGGTGAGAAGGGTGCTGCAGCTGCCGACCATGCCGATGAGGTGAACACGCGACTTGACAACCTGAGTGTGGCCCGCGAGATGGAGGCTGACAAGAAGGACGCCAAGGCTATAAAGATGGCTACTGGCTGGGAACGTGGCGCAGACGGAAAGTGGCGTTATGAGATACCCGACATGAAGGAGTTTGACCGTAACGGCAATTTGCTGTATCGTAAGAATCATCCTGACTATGCACGTTATATTGAGTTGCTTGACAAGGAGGACGCTAATTTGTTTGAGGACGGTGAGGCTCTGACAGTTGAGGAACGTGCTGAGTTTGAGACGTTGTCGAAGAAATATGAGAGTGATAAGTTCGGCGGTGAGAAGTTAGACAACAATCATACGCTGGAAGCCTATGTGGACGCACCAGAGTTGTTCAAGGCTTATCCTGAGCTGAAGAATGTTGGTTTGAGGTTTGAGAATACTGGTGGTAATGAGATTGCGAGTTATCGTTACATCTCCAGTGTGTTTGATGTTGACAAGGACGATGTCGGCGAGATTGTTGTGAACACGGGTAAGGTGTCGAAAAACACGCGTACCAGGGAGGTGAAGTCTGCGGTACTGCATGAAATGCAGCATGCTATCCAAGAGATTGAGGGTTTTGCCGGGGGTGGTAGTCCAAAATCTATGCAAAAACGATTTGAGGCTGCTAAAGAGGAATGGCGTGCGCGTGCCTGGGCTGATGCTTTGCGTTACAAGGCAGATGAAATGGGCGAGCATTACAATCAAGCTGCAGTGGAAAAGGCTTTGATTGATGAGTATAAGGAGATGGGCATGGATAATGATGAATGGATGCCTGATAGGGAAACTCGCATGAAAGGCTTTAACTACTTTGCAAGGGGGTATGCTGACAGAAGCATGGATTCGGATATTAAGAATTTTAGATTGAATGAATCTACTCGTGCAGACTTTAGTCCTTATGTGGAATACACCCGTCTTGCCGGTGAGGTGGAGAGCCGCAACGTGGAGAAGCGTATGGGCATGAGTGCGGCGGAGCGCAGGGCGAGCCTTGCTGCTGAGACTGAGGACGTGAGCCGTGAGGACCAGATATTCTTGACGAGTGGTGATGGTGGTGAAACGGCACATAGTGTTGAGATGGTGCACAAGCCGTCGAAAGAGGAGACTGTTCTTCGTGATGTGGTGATAGAGCACATGAAGGGCAGTGGCCTTGATGTGATTGGCACGGAAGATGGCCAGCGTGTGCTTGACATGGCGAATGATGATGGTGCGAAGGAGCACCGCGTGTACCATGGCAGCGGTGCTGACTTTGACCACTTTGACCATAGCCACATGGGCGAGGGCGAAGGTGCGCAGGCTTATGGCTGGGGCACTTATGTGACCGAGGTAGAAGGTATAGGCAGGACGTATGCCATTCAGAATAGCGAGAATGCAAGAGAACATTATGTATATAGCGGTGACACGCATGGACTTAGTGAGGAACGTATCAATGAGATATTGGAAGTCTTTTTAGACGCAAAGCCTTCAGAAGGACATGTTGTAAGTGAGTATAATGATGCGTTGGATTGGTATAGTAGCAAACGCGATGAATATTGTCAATCTTTAGCAAAAGACGCGTCATTGCTAAATCCTTCTGATATTTCCATTGTCGTGGACAAAACAAGGAACCTCTACACGGTAGAAATTCCCGATGATAATGGTAAGAACTATTTGGATTGGAATTCAGAGACTGGTAAGGATTTGGTGTCACGCTTGGTAAGTATTTTACGTGCTGATAAGGAACTAAAAGAAGCGTATGAAGGAAGGCTAAGCGAGCTGAATAAAGAACTTGGGAAATTTGCTCCAAGAACTTTGTTCTCTGATACTTACGTACAACTTGCGGAGTTGCTTGGCAGTGACAAGAAGGCATCGCAATTACTATCGTCGTTGGGTTATGCCGGCATTAAATATCCGGCAGAATTTCGCAGTGGCGGCCGTAAGGACGGTGCGAAGAACTATGTCATCTTCAACGAGAATGACGCGGAGATAACTGACCATGTGCGCTTTTTTAAGACCAAGAATGGTGAGGCTTATGGCTTTACTGTTGGCGGCAAGATTTACTATGACCCGAGGATTGCGAATGCCGAGACACCTGTGCATGAGTATGCCCACTTGTGGGCGAGTGCGCTGAAGGCGAACAATGCGGAGGAGTGGAAGAATGTGGTTGACTTGATGAAGGGCACCAATGTTTGGGAGGAGGTGAAGAAAACCTATCCCGAACTTGAAACGGACGATGAGATTGCTGACGAGGTGCTTGCCACGTATTCGGGCCGACGGGGTGCGGAGCGACTTCGTGAGGAGATGCGCAAGGCTGCTGCCGAGGGCGATGGCGTGATGGGCAAGGCTGAGGCGGTGAGTGCGCTGCAGCGTGTGAAGCGTGCCATAGACAAGTTCTGGAAGGCTGTGGCTGACTTCCTTCACATTCACTACACGAGTGCCGAGGAGGTGGCTGACAGAGTGATGAAGGACTTGCTTGACGGTGTGGACCCGAGAAAGTTTATGGGTAACAACGAGAAAGGTTTTAGATTCAGTGCTAAACAAAAAAGAGCACTTGAAACCGCAACGATGGCAGACGAATCCACCAATAAAGCCACAGTCGTTTCAAGTGCTGATGGTGCAAAAGTACAAAAGAATCTTGGAATACTTGCAGATAGTTACAAAAAACGCCCCAACAAGGCGAAAGGTTTTATAACAGATTTGTCAAGAAGTCTTGGCTTAGAACAGCATGAGGCAAGTCAGTATGGAACATTTGTAACGGAAAATGGTGAGACTATTACTATCCGTGTGAGCAATCACAATGCACGTGTTTCATTCTTTGACAAGAATGGCGAGAATGATGGCATCAGTATTGTTATATCAAATCATAAGAACAAAGGACTTTTGAACGATGGTAATGCTCATATTATTGAGTTTTTCTATTCCAAACAGTCACTTCAAAGAGCCGATAGTAAACCATTGTCGGATATAATCCTTTCTGTTTCCGAAGCATTGAAGAATGGCGAGTTTAACGACACGACTGGGCTTGCGGAGCGTCAGGAGGTGAATGGTGATGATGTGATTCGCTTCCAACTCATCGGTGAGAAGGGTGCTGCAGAGGACTACACGGCATTTGCCAAGGAGTATGGCGTTGACGCGGATATGGTGAAGGATTATGCGTTGGGCATGGAGACTGGCAACTTGCAAAAGGCTAATTTTGCCTTGACTGAAATACGCCGTACGATGCGTGTGGCAAACCGTGGCATGAAGCTTTCGGAGTTTGGCAAGTTGTTCCGCCCTGTGCAAAAGGAGCTGGCTGAACGTTATGGTGACATAGAGAAGTTGCGGCAGGAGTATATTGATGCTGAGATGCGTGAACGTGGCGTTATGGAGGCTGCCCGCAAGCGTGCCGAGGAGGAGGCGGCAAAGCGTAAGGCTCGTGCTGATGAGTTGCGTTTGTTGCCGGAAGAGGAACTTGACAGGCGTTATTTTGAGGCGGTTGAGCGTGGTGACGATGCTGCTGCCCGCGAGATGCTTGACGAGGCTGCCCGCCGCAAGGGTTATGACGATACTGAAAGTGAGTACCAGGGTGTGGGTGCATGGGTGGCACCTTCAAATCCTGATTATGAGACGGACGAAGCGAGACGTGACGCCGTTGGCGAAGACTCGCCTGACCTCAATGTGGAGGACATGGCGGCAGGCTACAGCAACCAACCAGAAGACATTTTTGTGCATCCTGATAAATACTCGCAAGGCTTGTCAACAAGCAAGGATAGCGGCAAGGCGATACAGACGGCCATTGACGACATACGGAACGGTAAAAAGGAGGTAAAAATAAAGGTGTATCGCGCTGTGCCTACCTCAGTAAAGGAGAGCAAATTGCGCAATGGTGACTGGGTGACCCCCTCGAAGGAGTATGCAGAGATGCATGGCAACAACCGTTTGGAAGGTAAGTACCGCATCATTGAAGATGAGGTGCCAGCTGGTGAGCTTTGGTGGGACGGCAACGATGTCAACGAATGGGGCTTTGACGATGGCAAGGGCTACAAGTATAAGAATGTGGAGAACAGCCGCAAGTTGAATGACCTTGTGACGCGTGATGATAATGGCGAGATTATTGCTCCTTCGAAGCGTTTTGACGAGAATGTGGAAGATGTTCGTTTCAGAGAGGACAATGTGAAGAATCCGGCTGAAATGTCTGAGGAGGAGAAATCAAGTCGTGGTAATCAGCTTTTGAGTGTTCCAGCGGTGAATGTAGAAAGCAACCAAATTGTGAAGACGGAAGAAATGTCTGCACGAAGGGCTGCTGAAAAGTGGTGGAGAGAGCACATAGGTGAGCCTTTGTTCTATGATACAGAGGTCGGGCAGGTTGAAATCAATGAGAATTCTATTGGTTCTTCATTGGCTCATCGCTATGGTCAAGCCAAACTTGATGCTATCACTTCGCTGAAAGATGGTTTTAAGAATGCGGTTTATCTTGGAACGATGCCTGACTTTGTGCGACAAGAAGGTGTGCAAAATCATTATTTTGCTTACCCTATCATGTATAATGGGAAACGAAATTACGTGTTTTGCAGAGCTATGCAGGACAATAACAAGAATAGATTGTACGTGCACGAGGTCTTTGTTGCGGACAGTATACAAAATGAGGGCAATACCCTTCAAACCGCAGCGTCTCAGCCTCACGGAGGTATTGCCCTCTACAAAGCAATCCTTTCGGACGTTTTGTCTGCTGCAAAGGTAGGGAATAATTTTGAAACCCTGCAACTTTCTGCCTCAGAAAAAGCCAAGCACCAGGCTGCCAATGACCTTGCCCAGCAGATGCACGTGGAGGGTGAAGTAGAGGTGGTGACAAGCACTGATGGCTTGACCGGCAGACAGGCGAAGGCGAAGGGCTGGTATGATGTGAGGACCGGAAAGGTGACGATTGTGCTGCCTAACAACAAGAATGCGGCTGATGTGCGTGAGACGGTGTTCCACGAGGTGGTGGCGCACAAGGGGCTACGTAACCTTGTGGGCGAAGAACACTTTAACACCTTCCTTGATAACGTGTACAACAATGCTGAGGAGGGCATCAGGCAGACCATTGACGAGATGGCTGAGAAGAAGTATAATGGTGACAAGCGCAAGGCTACTGAGGAGTATATGGCGCACTTGGCCGAGGACGGTGAGTATGTGAAGCCGGAGAACCAGGGTTTCTTTGCGAAGGTTAGGGATTTCTTGACGGACTTGCTGAGGAAGGTTGGCATAAAGCTTGGCTTTAAGTTGACGGACAATGATTTGCGCTATATATTGTGGCGTAGCTGGAAGGGGCTTGCTGAGCGTGATGGCGGTTCGGTGTTTGAGAAGGCTGAAGATGTGAAGATGCAGCATGAGCTTGGTCAGACTGACGAGGCTCGTTCGGCGAGTGGTGAGAATGGTATCATGTTCCGTGAGGGGAGTGATGAGCTGAAGGACGTTGTGGAGAAGATGAAGGCTGACGTTGAGCGGTTGCATGAGGGTGAACTTGATGATTTGCGCTCGGGTGCGCGGGCTATTGGCGGCAGGCTGAGTGAGCTGAACAAGGCGATGCGCCTGCAGCGTGCTTATGACATGAGCACTGTGGCGAGTGTGACGGAGCTGGCGAAGACGATGCTCAAGAATGGCTTGCTGAGTGAGATGAGTGACTATGATGTGCGCCGTTTGCTGTCGGTGGTGAATAATGTGCATGGCAAGGGTGACATCAGACCTTATGTGCAGAAGGTTGTGGACATGATGGTTGGCAACCGGCTGCGTAATGTGTCGAAGGCGTTTGACAAGTTGCTTGCCATGCGTGGCAAGAAGGTTGATGCGCGTGGCGTGGAGGTGCAAGGTGAGCTTGACTTGGCTGGCCAGCGCATGGCAGATGTGGTGTGGAAGGGCATTGGCATGTCGGACGATGATGTGGCGGACATGTGTGCTGATGCCCAGGACCGCATGATGAGTGCGAATGGTGCGGAGGCTGCTGCTGCTGCGACGGACTATGCCGGGTGGCAGATTGTGATGCGTTACAATGAGACGATACGTGACAGCAAGAGTGAGGAGGTGCGGTTGCGCGAGGACTTGAAGCGTGCGAAGGAGGATTATGATGCCGGGCGTATGACGCGTGAGGCTTACATAGAGTTCAGGGAGAGCACGAATGACGCGATACGCGAGAACCGGATTGAGCGTGCTGAGGCTTATGGAGAGTTGTATGAGCAGCTTGGTGGTGCTTATGGGGAGAGCATTAAGCGTGCGGCTGACTTTAAGGCTGCCGAGAAGGCGCGTGTGCTGGAGATACAGCATAATGCGAACTCGGACATGGAGGGCCGCCCGGCGCGCTCATACAGAAAGGACACTGCTGTAGACAAGGTGCTGAACAGCTCGCCAGTGCAGTTGTTGTTTGCCCCGCTTGGTACGTTTGACCAGATGTTGCGTATGTTTGGCAGCAAGAATGTGAAGGGTGAGGGCTACTTGTGGAACCGGTACATGCGTGGTTGGCTGACTGCGACAGAGAATGAGTATACGGGTTATCGCGATGCTACTGCCGAGCTTGACGCGAAGGCTGCTGAGGTGCTTGGCAAGGGCAAGACTTGGGCAGACTTGTTTGCGCTTGAACGTAAGTTGCCGAAGGCGACGGTGCGTGTGTGGGACAATGGCGAGATGAGGGAACTTGAATTGCCCCAGGGTAACTTGCTTTACATCTACATGGTGGACAAGATGGCTGACGGCCGCATGAAGTTGCGCAAGATGGGTGTGACGGAAGATGATGTGGCTGCGATTGAGGATTTTCTGGACCCGCGGCTGAAGGAGATTGGTGACTGGCTGCAGGAGGTGTATCTTGTGGAGAAGCGAGGCAAGTATAATGAGGTGCATGAGCGTATGTTTGGTGCTGCGATGGCTTCGATAGACAATTACTTCCCGCTGAAGATATTGAAGGACGCACGTGCTGAGAATGTGGACGTTGGTGTGGAGAAGCGTGAGTCGGAGATGGCATCTACGATTACGGGCAGTGTTGTGAAGCGTACGCGTAATGCGCTGGCACTTGACTTGCTGAACTCTGATGCCTTTTCGGTGGTGCTGGACCACTTGCAGCAGATGGAGCACTGGAGTGCCTTTGCGGAGTGGAACAGGGACTTGAACACGCTGTTGTCGTACAAGCACTTCCGTAACCAGGTGAAGAATATGCGTAGTGCATACGGTAGCGGTGAGCGGCTGTGGGAGGCTTTTGACAAGGTGGCGCGTATTGCTGCCGGCACTTATACTCCGCCCAAGGCTTTTGCTGACAAGCTGGCTGTAAATATAGCGAAGGGTGTTACTGCTGCGAAGATTAGCTTGCGTGTGTTTACTGCGCTCAAGCAGTTTACATCGTTCCCGGCGTACTTGTCGGACAGTAATCCGGTGTATCTGCTGAAGGGTGTGGCTAACCCGTATGGTTCGTGGAAATGGTGCATGGAGAATTTGCCCCTGTTTGAGAAACGCTGGAAGAGCCGCATGGCTGGTGACCCGAGGTTGCTGAAGAATGAGATGGACTGGGGCTTGTGGCGTGACAATGTGGTGCAGATGGCTGCGAAGTGGGGTATGACTCCGAATGGTTTTGTTGATGCGTTGACGGTGTGCATAGGCGCGAGGGCGATGTATGAGACGAGGCGCAGGAAGTATATTCGTTATGGTTATGGCCTGGAGGAGGCTGAGCGACGTGCGAAACAAGATGCTTCGATATTGTATAACCAGACTCAGCAGTCGAGCGAGGGTGCTTTTTTGTCGGCCTTGCAGGTAGACAGGTCGTGGTATTCGGTGTTGTTTACGGTGTTCAGGAACTCTTCGATGTCGTATACGCGTCAGTTGTATGCTGCATTGCGCAACACTGGCCGCAGGATAGCGGGTGGTGCGAAGTTTAAGGGCATTAGCGAGGCGTTTATGGCTAAGCAGATGGAGCGTGACGGAATAGACCCGGAGAAGGCTTCGAAAGCGGCTAAGGCGGAGTATCGCAAGAGTTGGATAAATGACTTTGTGCGTGCTGGTGTGTTTGGCTATGTGTTGCAGCTGGCTTGGAATTGTGGTCCGTATGCGCTATATATGTTGTTTGGCGACGATGAGAAGAAGGGCAAGGAGATGTGGCATGATATATGGACGCACACTGCATGGGGCTTTTTAGAGGGCTTGACTGGTGGTGATGTGTGGAGCGCGAGCTTGCAGTCGCTGTGGAACCATTATGTGAATGGTGAGGACTTTAATGCTAACAGCGTGAATAAGGATATGCCGTTGACGAGTGACTTGCTTAAGGTGGTGAAGAAGGTTGGCAGTGACAATTATGGTGCGGTGAATGATGTGCTGAACTTGCTTGTGCAGGCTGGCTTTGGTGTGAACCCTCAGACGCTGACAGATGCGGCGGTGGCGATATATGACTATTGTGGCTCTGACGTTGAGACGACGAAGGAGTGTGCGCTGCTTGTGATGCGTGTGATGAACTGTCCGCAGAGCCAGATGGATAATATTTACTTTGATGAGATTGATGCTACTGGCGAGGAGGCGAAGGCGATGAGTGTGGAGGAGATTGCTGAACGCTATGCGAGGTATAAGGCTTTGCGGAGTGCCCCGTTGCGTGCGTTGAGCAGTGATGCCTTGAAGGCTGCTGAAAAGAAGCCTCGCGAGAGGGTGCTGACGGAGGCGAAGGAGCAGCTGGACGGCCGATTGATGACAGAGGAGGCTCAAAGGTATCTTGATGAGTATGAGGCGACGAAGAAGAAGGTGACGGAGACTCGTGCTTTGGCTGATACTGACCCGAAGGCTTTCATGCAGCAGATGCCGGCCTTGGCGCGCTCGGGTGAGTTTAGGAGGTACAGGCGTGTCGGGCTGTACAAGAGTGAGGTTGACAAGCTGACGAAGAAGCTGCTCCGGACGAGTGACCCGGCAGAGCGTAGGGCGTTGTTTGGTAAGATGCTTGATGCTCGTGACAAGATGCTGAAGCAGGTGAAGGAGATGGAGTGAGGAGATGGATAGTTTTAAGTTGAGGAGTTGAAAAGTTTAGAAGTTAAGAGGAATGTTTTAGAGGGTGGACTCGCAGAGGTAACTTCATAAGCTTTTCAACTTGAGACTCCAACTCCTCAACTTGTCAACTAATACCTCTAATTGGTAGTGATAGAAAGAAAAAGCGTGGCAGATACACTGTCACGCTTTTTCTGTTATAATCCGAGTTGTTTGATTAGGTAATCGCCAACAGCGAGGTTTTGCTCTTTGGCTGCGGTCTTTATTTCGTTCACGGCCTTTTGCGGCATTCGGCAGTATAGGACTGCATCGCCTACTTTTTTGCGCCCTGAATTGGGACGTCTGCCGCCCCATGTGTTTTTATTCATAGATTATTCATGTTTTATTCATGCCTTTATGTCATCAATCTTAGTTGAGATATGCCATAGTAGATAATAAAAGAGTCGAGAATTAAATCTCGTGGTAAGCCCCACCCCGTGACGGTGGGGCTTTTTTAATATCTTACTTCGTGTACGTTAATCTGATACACGCGGTCCTCGGCTTGGGTGGTGAGGCCGATGAGCTTTGTGTAATACTCTTTGTAATGTGCGTAGATGTCGTACCCGAGTAGAACCGTTTCGGCAGTTGGGATAAACTCTTCTTCGCCATGTTCTTGCGTTATGCTGTCGGCCTCTATGGCGTTGAAAGCTGCTTCTTTCGTGGCGTAGACACCTTCGATAAAGTTATCTTCAGTTGTCAATATATATACTTTATCCATTTTGTTGCTCTTGCCGTGTTGAGCGTAGGGCTGGGGTTGTTATCATTTTACTCGCCTACGACTCTGGTTAATTTAGTTTCTAAAATTTCGCAAGCCTTTTTAAGGGCCGATACGCTTTGTCTCAGTCAGATAGAGCATTTCGCCAACCGCATCGGCATCTTGCTCGCCATCGTGGCGAGGGTAAGCTAAATCTAACAGCGCAATCTCGTCACTCATAAGGTTGTTAATATCTTGATATGCAATGCCTGCGTTCTTCTCTACTTTCTGTATATCTGCTATTTTCATAAATATGACTTAACCGTGATGTCGAGGGCTGTGGTTGTGTTAGTTAATGGGTTCGATTTCTACTGCCCACGCTGGGGTGGTGTAGTCCTCGTTAGCGATGGCGTAGTAAGCATTGCCTACGCGAACGACTTCAAAATAGTAGTCGTTCTCGTGACTTTTCAGCCACTCTGCGTATTCTTCTGAGCCAAGCCCTTCAAGAAAGTCGTAAATGGCTCCTTGGTCATCTTGTTCGGAGATAGCCTCTGATTTCTCAAAATAGCGAGGTTCAACGACCTCGTATAATTCTTCCTTCGCTTTTAAGTCTGTCGTAATCATAACACTGTTGGTTTAAGTTGTTTGTTACTTTGTTTCTTATTTACGTTGCAAAGATACGGCATTTGTTTTGAGAATGCAAGCAAAACCAAGATTATTTTTGCAATACATGTTGTAAAACATATTTTTGGGTGTTGGAGGTGGCTTCTATTAGTAGATAGAAGTAGATGTACGGTTGGGAATAAAGCGTGCTGCTTGGGTGTGGTGGTTAACTTTGCATTGGACGTGGTTTATGCGTCATGCTGAATGATTATGGATATAAGGTTGAACATATTGCGTGCTGATGTGCTTGGGAAGGTGCATGAGATGGCGGGTTACACTGGCGCCAAGATGGTGCAGGGTGATGATGGTGCGTATGTGCGTGTGGCGACTACTGAGGCTGATGAGCGTTTGCTGTCGGAGTTTGTTGAACGGGCGAAGGCTGATGTGGTGATGGGGCTTGGCAGATATGGGGCGCGTGTGCTGGAGAATGAGGACACGGGTGTGATGGTGCTGGCGTTGGACATGCCGTCGAACTATGACACGCGGCTTAATGATGCGGTGTGTGAGGAGGTGGCGAATTGTATGTTGTATACTGCTGTGGGGTATTGGTTTATGCTGACGAACAAGCAGGAGGCTGGGGCGTATGTGCAGATGGCCCAGGGTAGTTTGTCTGCGGCGCGTCAGATGCTGTCGAAGCGTGTTGCTCCGGTGCGTGTTGTGCCGACGGTGAGTGATGAGGGAGATGGTGTGAGTTATGAGTGATGAGGGAAGATAGTTTTATAAGTTGATAAGTTGAAAAATTTAGGAGTTAAGCGGTCGCTTTTGAGAGTTGGACAAGCAGAGGTAGCTTCTTAACTTTTCAACTCTTCAACTCATCAACTTGAAAATGAATAGGAGGTTTTGAATTATGCCGAGGAGACAGACTTTGGAGGTTAGGTTGTATTTGAGTGAGCTGATGTATGATGTGCAGCAGAAGGCTTGGCATACAGGTGAGAGTATGCGTGGTGGTGATGCTGCGTCGGAGGAGCAGGCGTCGAAGGTGCAGGAGTTGTCGGACGCTGGTAAGGACTTGGTGTTGCGTGCTTTTGGCAATGCTTATGGGGTGTTGCGTACGGAGCTTGGTGAGTACATAGTGGAGGGGTGTGCGATGGCTGACAATTTGCTGCTGCCGGAGGTGCGGAAGAAAATTGTGCATGGCATTGTGATAGGTTATGGTGGTGCGCCTTCAAGGTCTGTGAGTGATGAGACGGATGATAATACGCTGGTGGTGCTGCTGCGTGTGCCGATGAACTTTAACCTGGGTGTGCGCCAGGGTGTGGCTGCTGCGATGCACGCTTATATGGTGGATTGTGCGCTGGCTGAATGGCTGATGGTGAGTGCGGCGGCTGGTGGTGCTGCTCAGTGGCTGGAGCGGGCGAAGGCTGACTTGCTGGCATTGCGTGTGGCCTTGAACAAGCGTATACGTCCGACTCGTGTGCATGAGCCGGCACGAACAGAACCTAAGACTAAAGATGATGTGCGTTATGAGTAGTGTGAATGCTGTGAAGATGGTTTATGGGCCTTATGGCTGGGTGGTAGGTCCGGAAGACAAGGTGGCTGGGTATGGCAAGTGTTGTTGTGGCTCGGTGAGAGATGGTGGGAGCAGACGTGTGACGTTGTTGTTTGACCGTGAGGCGTTGTTGTATGACATTGCGAATGTGGCGTATGTGGAGGGTGATGTGATGCAGACTGATAATGCGCATGACCGCCACCAGGTGATGGATATAGCTGAGCAGGGTAATGTGGACAGGGTGACGCGTGTGCTTGACCTTGCGCATTCGGAGTGTGTTGAGGCTCTTTATCCGTTTACTAAGGTGGAGTGTGATGATGGTGCGGAGCTTGATGATTTTTTTGGTGAGTGTGCGTCGTATGTTATAGTGCTGAGGGTTCCGGAGAGGTTTTCGGGGACTACTGCGAGGTTGCTTGAGCAGTTGATACATGAGTATATGGTGGCTATGGTGTTGGCTGACTGGCTTGGGATAACGTATCCTGCTGCGGCTGAGAAGTGGGCTGTGAAGGCTCAGGGTGCGCTTGATGAGGTGAAACGTAAGTTGCATTGGCGCATGGGCGTGCTGACGCGTCCGTTGCGTCCGTTTTAATTGTGTGTGGTGTTATGGCGAGAGGTTATAAGACTGGTGGCAGGGTGAAGGGTACGCCGAACAAGCCTAAGCCTTACAAGCAGTTGATATATGGTTGTATTTCGGCTGGTGTGGGTGATTACTTTGAGAGTGGTTTGTTTGACAAGGATTTGCTTGCTCTTGACGCTAAGGACCGTATTTTGGTGATGGAGAAGCTTACCCAGTATGTTGTGCCGAAGCAGCAGAGCCAGAAGGTTGATGTGCAGGCGTCGGCGGAGGTGTCGGAGTCGTTGTCGGAGAAGTTGTCGGCGATGGCTATGGAGTATGAGTCAAAAGATGAGTAGTGAGAAATGGAACAGAGAATAGAGTATAAGGGTATGACTTCGCAACCATCGGACTATGCGTGCGGTGATGGCGAGATGAAGCTTGCAGTGAATGCTGAGTATAGAGATGGTGGGTATCATGCTGTGAGGGTGCCGAAGGAGAATACTACGATTGATGGAGAGCCTATATATGTATTCCACGCGAGCGATGGCGAGAAAATATTGTATATTAAAGATGGAAGTTTGTATTATAATGATACGAGCATTACGACAATAACGAGTGTGACCGATATATGTAATATAGGTAATGTTATCGTCCTGTTGGATAATGGGAAGAAGAAATACATTAGATATATGTCGGATAATACGTTTAAGTATATAGGTGACGAAATTCCTAAAATTGAATTATCATTCAAAGCTGCTCAAGCACAAATTGGATTTTCTACCATAGGCTTTGGTGAGGATTGGGAAGAAGGCTCAAATCTTTATGGTAGAGAAGATGTATTCTACGAGAGCAACTATCGTAATATGTTGCATGGTGTCAATACCTCATCTGGGTATACTATGCCTAAATTGAGTGCGTATACGCCATCTTTAGGAAAGGACTATCATAAGGAGACGTATCTTAAGAAACAAGAAGCATGGGGGAAATTAGAAGAATTACTTGTGGGAGAATTGAATAAGAAGAGGACACAATATAACAAGAAGGACTATCTATTTTACCCACATTTGTTGAAATATGCCATAAAACTATATGATGGTTCATACGTTAACGTGTCAGAACCGATACCAACTTTGCTGTTAAATGATACTACGGGTATTATTTTTTCATTGGACAACGAAAACAAAATAAAGTCTTTATGGATAGAGTATACTTTGTATGATTTATGGCTGAGAGTAGAATCTGCTGATTTTTATAACGGTTTCTCGGACATTATAGATTCTATTGATATTTTTATGACGGAACCAATCTATACTTGCTATGACGAATTAGACTGCGATTTGTCAGATGACAGAGTGCCTGTTATCAATAAGTTGTATTTCAGACGGAAAAATATGTATGAAGGTGTGAAGAACGCAACAACATATCATAAACTATTTTCTATACCGTTTGAAAAAATAGCGTATTATAGCGTCTTTAGGAGAATGAAGAATAGTGAAGAAGGCATTTATGTGGATTATAAGGAAAAGGAAATCTTGGAAACGTCTACAACAATAGAAGCAGATTACACTATAAGCAATATTTATTCGTACAACAATAGGTTGCTTGAGTCAAGAACGAACAAGAATAATAAATACACGATTTGTAATTCCTATTGCGGGTTAGATGTTATAAAAAACCATAATACGAGCTATTGTCGCGAGAATGATAGGTTGAGGTCTTCTGAGACTACCTTTTATAATTACAATATAAAATTGAATAAAGATGACTGCATTCAATATTTGAAATATAAGGTTGGTGATAATGTGTATTGGAAGAAAATAGGAAATAAGCTGAATGGCCATACGCATATAATGTATGCTAAATCGTCTAAACCTATATCCTATGTTGTATTCCAAAAAAACGATTCTTCTTGGTATAGTGAGTACATATTTGATTTTGCTGAGACGTTAGATGCGAATGTGTACGTATTAGCGAAACAAAAACTATTTGAATCGTTGAGTCCTGATGGTTTAGTTCAAGAACTACCAGAAGAATCAACACCGCCAGCAAGTACGGTTGATGATACGTTGAATTGTAGTGAGGCTAACAATCCTTTCTCTTTCAGCAATAAGAACGTTGTTGCAATTAGTGATGTAATAGCAATAAGAGCTGTGACGATGGAGACTTCAAGAGGGCAATTCGGACAATACCCCGTGTTCGTCTTTGCTAAAGATGCAACATACGCTGTCAATATAGGCAATGATGGAACGATGCAGTCTGTTGTACCTTACTCTTATGATATTCTTAATAATAAGCACTCTGTTGCTAATATGGGAAGGTCTGTAGTTTTTTGCTCGAAAAGAGGGGTCGTGTTATTCGATAATTCAGGCGAAAGTAAATTGTTGCTGAAATTGGACAAAACGCAAGACTATGCGTATGATAAATGCAAGAAGGAGCATCAGAAGCAGTTTGTGGAATCTTATTTAAGTGGCGACACGATGTCGTTCGGTGAAATTCCAGACTATAAAGATTTAAGCACCTATATGAATGGCGGAGCACGTTTTGCTTACGACTACTCACACGAACGTCTGATTGTGTATAATCCGCAGTACAACTATTCGTATATTATGGATTCTCAATCGGGATTTTGGAGTATTTTCAATCAAGGCTTCAGTAATAATTTGTACATAGATAATCAATGCTGCATGGCGAAAGTATCAAGTCGTAAAATTGTAACGGAAAAAACAGAAATAAAAAACGTGTATGTAAGGAAAGCAAAGAAAATATCTGAGAATGAAGCAAGAACAACGATAATTACTATTCTTACAGAAAAAACGACAAGAACCATAAAAGACAGCTCAAATGGAGAGATAATAACTGAAGTCGGAGGAAAAGAAACTACAATAACGAATGACGAAAAAGCCGTGGTGACGAATGATAAAATCATTTTTGATACAACGATAGAAACGGTTACTAAAGATATTATGACGGGAAAGTCTGAAACGAAGCAAGAAACAGACCATCAAGAGTCGGACAAAGAAGCTTTTCCGAATTTTATGGAGGAATTTGTAGAAGAAGATATCAAGCAAGAAAGCGAGAGTGACCCTATCATAAAAGAGTATACAAAAAAAATATATGCCGTCTACGACTATTCATCAGACAACGTTGTTGAAACGCAGAAGGCTTACCTTATCACTCGTCCGTTCAAGTTTGGTGAACCAGATGTGCACAAGAGTTTGCAGGGTGTTATTCAGCGTGGTGTGTTCTGCAACAAAAACGATGTGAAGCAGTGCTTGTATGCGAGCAATGACTTGTACAGGTGGGTTCCGGTGCATTCGAGTGACAGCATTTATATGCGTGGCATGAGGGGTACGGGTTATAAGTACTTTAGGGAAATATTGTTTTTGCCGGAGTTCAAGCAGGACGAGGTGTTGCATGGTGCGACGGTGGAGTATGTGCCAAGAATGACGAACAAGATGAGATAAGGTGTGAGTGAGGTTGCGGACATATTGCGAGAGAATGAGCGGCGCAATGCTGAGGTGTTTGCTCCCTTCAACCCTGTGACGGGTGAGGGAAGCATACTTGCGCGTGTGCGTGTGGAGGTGTCGGACTTTCCGATACGCGTGCAGTGGCTGCCTGAGGGTATGCTTGATGTGCCGCTGGTGAAGCGCCTGGTTGAGGCTGGCAGTGTGGCTGCATTTTATGAGGGGCTTGGTGAGGAGCAGGCTTATACGGAGGAGGTGTATCAGTATATAGTGCGCAAGTTCGTGCGTGTGCGTTGTATGTATGACTTTCCGTTTTGGGCTGTGATGTATGTGCTTATCAGTAACAAGACGGGTGGTGATGACATACATTTTAGCTTGAACAGGCCTCAGCGTTTGCTGGTGACGCGTTTTGAGGAGATGCGTATGAATGGTGAGCCAATCCGTCTGATATTGCTGAAGGCTCGCCAGTGGGGTGGTTCGACTGCTACGCAGATATATATGGCGTGGTTGCAGTTGGTGCATAAGACTGGTTTGAACTCGCTGATTGTGGGGCATGTGAAGGACGCATCGTATGAGGTGCGTGACATGTTTGACAAGATGATTGATGAGTACCCTGTGGAGTTGCTTCATGAGATTGGCGAGATCTATGACCCTAATGAGGCGAAGATAGAGGGTGTGGGGAACAGTGGCAACATAAGGCGTATACCGCAGCGTAACTGCAAGATAAAGATTGGTTCGTATGAGAAGCCGGAGTCGGCGCGTGGTGGTGCTTACAGTTTGGTGCATTGTACGGAGGTGGGGCTGTGGAGTCCGACGGAAAACAAGAGTCCGGAGAAGGTTGTGCGCTCGGCTTGTGCTGGTATTACGCTGAAGCCGCTGACGATGATAGTGTATGAGAGTACGGCGAATGGTACGGGCAACTTTTTTGAGCGGGAGTATAATGCGGCTAAGGAGAGTGATGCGCACATTAGGCGTGGTGAGGAGAGCACTTCGCAGTTCAGGTCGTTGTTTGTGGCATGGTATCAGATTGAGATATACAGGCGTGAGTTTGAGAGTGATGAGGCGAGGCGGTTGTTTGCCCTGGCGCTTGTAAGCAACAAGCATAATGCTTATACGCCGACGAACCGTGCGGAGGCCGGCCGCTACTTGTGGTACTTGTGGGAGTGTGGTGCGACGCTGGAGGCGATAGCGTGGTATGTGGAGGAGCGCAAGAAGTATACGGACCATGGTGACATGGCGAGCGAGTACCCGACAGATGACAATGAGGCGTTTGTGTATTCGGGTTGCAAGGTGTTTGACAAGATGCTTGTGGAGGCTTTCCGCCCTGCCTGCCGTGAGCCTCGGTATGTGGGTGACATTTATGCTGATGGCGACGAGGGCAAGGAGGCGATGCAGCATATAAGGTTTAAGGAGGACCGGACGGGGCTGCTGTGCGTGTGGGAGAAGCCCGACATAGATGATGCGGAGAAGGTGCGTGACCGTTACCTTGTGGTGGTGGATATTGGTGGGCGGTCGGCGAAGGCAGACTGGTCGGTGATATGTGTGATAGACCGCATGTATTTGATGAGCGGTGACAGGCCGGAGGTGGTGGCTCAGTGGTATGGGCACATAGACATGGACTTGCTGGCGTGGAAGGCGGCTCAGATAGCAAAGTGGTATGATGATGCGCTGCTTGTGATAGAGAGCAACACGCTGGAGACGAAGGACAAGGACCGCATGGTAGATGGTGACCAGTCGCAATTCATATTGTACAAGGTGAAAGACGTGTATGACAATTTGTATGCGCGCGAGCAGAGTGAGGACGAGATACGTGAGGGTGCTCCGAAGTTGTATGGGTTCCACACTAATGTGAAGACGAAGCCGATGATTATATCGAACCTTGTGAAGATGGTGCGTGAGCACTTGTATACGGAACGTGACGGCCGCTGCCTTGATGAGTACTTGACGTATGAGCAGAAGCAGAATGGTGCTTATGGTGCGATAGCCGGCAAGCATGATGACTTGTTGATGACGCGGGCGATAGGTTTGTATATAGCCTATAACTTTAAGGTTATGCCGCTGCCAAGAGTTGTGCCGCGCTGCCTTAAGAGGATTGAGCCGCGCAGCCATGTGGACCGGATAACGGAGGCTGTTATCTGACTTGAATGGTGGTTTTGTTTTTACGTCGGAGGTTGTTGATGATGGCTTTGGCTTGTGATGCGGAAAGGTAGAACTTTGGTGCTGGTGCCGAAACTACTCTGCATACAATTTGGCTCATGCTGAGAGATGGTGACTGGGATTTGAGGGCTTTGCAGCGTGTGAAGATTTCGTTGTACATTTCGCGTTTGCAGTGTGTGACGATGACGGGCAGTCCGCGCATCATGCGGCCTATGACGATGGTGGCCCTTTCCTCGCTGACCCAAAAGCGTGAGCAAGGGTTCATGACTACTTGTTTGAATAGTTTTTCCATGTTGACGTGGCTGCACTCGTGCAGCAGTTGGCGGAAGGCGGTCATGAGTTCGCGTTCGCGTTGTTGCTTGTAGTAAGATGTAGACCCGATGTGTTTCATGTGGTGCGGTATAAAAAAGAAAAGCCCCATGCGCCTACTGGATAGTAGTTGCGCATGGGGCGTAAATGTTCAGCCTTTAGTATGAGATGATGCAAAGTTACGGAAAATCAGTGATTTAGCATAAGAAATGTGTGATAGCTGTTATGTGTGGTTGGAAATAAAGCATCATCGCGTGTAAAATGAACGAAATTTGCTTATAGTAATATAAACTTAAAAGAGATGGCAGAACAAGATAAGGTGCAGATGCCTGTGGAAACGGGTGCTGTGAATGAGGAGCCGAAGAAGTCGAAGCGTGACATGTTGCGCGAACGCTTGTCGAAGAAGTACCCCGACAAGAATTTTGATGACGATGAGGCTTTTGCGGACCAGGTGAATGCAGATTATGATGATTATGACAACAAGATAGCCGGTTACAAGAAGAGTGAGCAGGCGTTGTCGGACATGTTTGCGAGTGACCCGCGCTCGGCAAATTTCCTCATAGACTGGAAGGAGGGTTCGGACCCCGTGATTGCACTTGTGCGTAATTATGGCAGTGACATTGTGGCGGCTGTGGACGACCCCGAACGTCAGGAAGAGATGGCGGAGGCGAACAAGGCGTATATAGAGCGCATGAACCGCAACAAGGCCCTTGAAGAAGAGTATAAGGAGAACTTGAACCAGTCGTTGCAGATGATGCAGGAGGCGCAGGAGCAGAATGGCTGGAGTGACGAGCAGGTAGATGCGGCATGGCAGCAGTTGTTCAAGATAGTAGATGATGCTGTGATGGGCAAGTTTGACCCCGAAACACTGAAGTTGCTGATGAATGGCAGCAACTATGACAAGGCTGTGGCGACAGCTCAGCAAGAGGGTGAGATAAAGGGCCGTAATGCGAAGATAGAGGAGAAGCTTAGAAAGCTGCAACAGGGTGACGGGACGGCCCACCTTAATGGTAAGAACGGACGTGCTCCGCGCCGTACTGCCGACCAAAGTATTTTTGCCCTGGCATCGCAAGCCTAAGGCATGCAGACTTATATAGAGATGAAAAATATTGAAGACGAAGAAACCATACAATTTCCTAAAGATGTTGTTAGAGTAGGGCGTGGCAGTGTGGGACTGAGAAGTCAGGTGCCTGGCATTGCTACAACGGTGTCGGCTGTGGCTGAGGCTACTGGCGGGCTGCATGGTGGAAGTCTTTTTGTAAAAAGCAGAACAGAGAAATAAACCTTTTAATAATTTAGAGAACTATGGCAGAGAACGTACAAGTAACTACGCCTAACGTAACCCCGCAGCCCGGCAGCGTGGGTTTGAAAACACAGGTGTCGGGACAGGCCACTACCGTGTCGGCAGCAGCAGATGCAACTGGCGGTGTGGGTGCAGGCAACTTTATAGAACAAGACCTTGATGCTGAACTTTTTGCCTTTAAGGGTGACGATACCCCGTTGATGCAGCTGATGCTGAAGGCCAAGACTGTGAATGCGAACTCTCCGGAGGTGGATCATTACATGATAGACGAGCCTCGCAGTTCGGTGGTGACGGCGAGTTCAGTGGAGAAGGACGACACGAAGAATGCCTTTGAACTGCCTCTTGCCTCGGAAGACCAGAACATACCTCAGGAATATGGCACTTTGCTTGTGAAGGGTGTGAATGGCTATACCGAAGATGGTCAGACCGAAACACCTGGCAAGGCCATCATGCTGTTTGTGACCGGCCGTGCAAGCAATGGTAACCCGATTGTGCGTGCCACTAATGGCAAGAAGAAGTTGAAGACAGACCAGTTCTGCACGGTGCCCGCCATTCCTGCAAACTCTGAGATTGTGATTTTGTCGAATGCGCTTTATGAGACCCAGAAGGAAGTTGCCCCCGACTTGATTGTGCCTCAACCAACAACGGTGTACTTGCAGAAGCGAGGCATGAACCAAATTGTGTCAGACTACTTTGAGAGTCAGCGAAAGCATATCCCATTCTCGCAAGCCTTGATTGCAGAGCAGGCAATTACCAACTTCAAGACCCGTTGCAACCGCACACTTTGGGCGGGCAGAAAGAGCAAGTTTTCGGTTAATGTGCCGAAGCTTGGTGCGCAGACAGTTTACACAACTGAGGGTATTCGCTGGCAGTTCAAGCGTGAATTGCAGCACACTGGTAAGTGGACTGTGGAGAAGATTATAGCCCTGGCGAAGATGTTCTTCACTGGTGAAGATGTGCCCAAGACCGGTATTTTGCTTGCCGGCAAGAATTTGCTTGAACAGATTCAGTGTATAGACTATTCAAAGCACCCCGAAATTCAGATTACTACCAAGACGAACCCTGTGGGTTGGGTGGTGACAAACTTCCATACCGTGTTTGGTGACATCGAAATAAAGCGTGAGCCTACTCTTGACAAACTTGGCTGGAGCAACAGTGGTGCGCTGATTGGTGAGAACCGTCTTGTGCACTACAAGCGTACGAGTGACCATGAGTTCAGCGACAAGGTGGAAGGTGAAGAGGCTACACGCAAGGGTATGATTGTGTGGGACGGCCTTGCTCTGAAGGGTGCTTGTCACATGTTCATAGACGGTGAGGGCGATGGTGCCAATCATGACTCTGTGGTATATATCCAGTGGGACAAGGAGACAGCTCCCGATGTGTCGTCGGCAGGCAATGTGGTATACTACTTGCTGAACGATTGCCCTGCATTGAGCCAGAGTGCCAAGGCCGGCACGATGTGGCGACACAACGGCACGGCATGGGAAGAGTATGCTGGTGAGATTGTGTTTGACTAACGATGTTACTAACATGAAGGTGCTGCCAAAGCAATAGGTGGCACCTTCGTATAAACTCTGAATGATGAGAGAGATGAAAACTTATGGTGTTTATGGCCTTATGGACTGGCAGCCCATCATACGTGTTGGCCGTGCGAAGTTCTGCCCGCTGTTTACGGGCGGTGGTGCGACGGCATACGGGCAGACACCTGCAAAATATGCGACGTCGAATGAAGTGTGTCAGCGCATTATAGAGAACTCTGACTACTTTAAGTCGGGGCATATCAAGTTGCTTTACACGAACGAGATTGAAGAGGCAAAGGATTTGGAGGTGTGTGCTGAGAGTCATGATGATGGTGCCGAATATGTGGAGAAGGTGTTCCCCTCGATGGGTGATGCCGCATCGTATGTGGCAGACAGTTTTGGTACTCCGAAGTCGAAGTTGCGTACACGCGATGCTATTGTGTCGGCAGGCAAGGCACATAATGTAAACATTAAAATAGCAGATTAGAGGGACTGAATATGGAATTGCACTCACTATCCAAGGTTAAGCCGGAGGAGGCTGACGGCATGGACTCTGTAAAGCGTGACAAGTTGCACAATTCGCAGCGTGCCTATGACGTGCTTGCCATGGCTCAGACATATTGGAGCAACATGGACGATTTCCGTCGTGAGCGTGAGCGCAACAAACGCTACACCTATGGCGACCAGTGGGACGACACAATCACTGTGGACGGGTGTCGCATGACTGAGGGGGAATATATCCAGAAGCAGGGCAATGTGCCGTTGAAGAATAACTTGATACGCCGCCTGGTGCGCAACGTGATAGGTGTGTACCGCTCGCAGTCGAAGGAGCCGGTATGCAATGCGCGTGACCGCGATGAGCAGAAGCTTGGTGAGACGATGAGCACTGTGCTGCAATATAATATGCAGCTCAACCGCATGAATGAGTTGTATGCGCGCACGATGGAGGAATATATGGTGGGTGCGTTTGTTGTTCACCGCAAATGGTATGGCTGGCGCAATGACAAGTTGGACTGCTGGACGGACTATGTGAACCCTAACCGTTTTTTCGTTGATACGAACATGCGCGACTTCCGAGGTTGGGACGTGACGTGTTGTGGCGAGATACATGACATATCGTTTGGCGACCTGCTTGGACAGTTTGCTCAGGCGCCGTCGGACTATGAACGTCTTGCCAACATATATCGTGCGGCCAATAACATGCGTGGTTTTGTGAGTGCGCGTGCAAGTTTTGGTGTGTCGACGCATAGGAAGGACATAGACTTTTTGCTGAACACCGACGAGTCGCTTTGCAGGGTGATAGAGGTGTGGCGCAAGGAGACGAAGCCCCGCTACCGATGTCACGATTACAACAATGGTGACGTGTTCAAGATAGACGTGAATGACAAGAAGGCTCTTGTAGACGATGTGAACCAGCAACGTTTGGAACAAGGGTTGTCGTTGGGCATGGCTAAGGAGGACATTCCGTTGGTTAAGGCAGAGTGGTTTGTGGACAGTTATTGGTACTACTACTACCTTACCCCGTTGGGTGACATACTTGCTGAGGGTGAAACGCCTTATGCGCACAAAAGTCACCCCTATGTGTTCAAGGCATATCCGTTCATTGACGGCGAGATACATTCGTTTGTGAGTGATGTGATAGACCAGCAGCGTTATGCGAATCGCCTTGTGACGCTGTATGACTGGATAATGCGTGCGAGTGCGAAGGGCGTGCTGTTGGTTCCGGACGAATGCCTTGGCGACCAGAGTCCTAAGGATTTTGCAGATGCGTGGACTCGATTTAATGGTGTGGTGTTGTATCATGCGAAGCCTGGTGTGCCTGCCCCGACACAGGTGGCAAACAATTCGACAAACATAGGTATTAGCGAGTTGCTTAACTTGCAGTTGAAGTTCTTTGAGGATATAAGCGGTGTGCATGGTGCGCTACAAGGACGTCAGGGTACTACTGGCACGAGTGGCACGTTGTATGCGCAGCAGGCGCAGAATGCAACGACTTCGTTGCTTGACTTGCTGGATTCGTTTTCGCAATTTGTGGTAGATGCCGCATACAAGGACGTGAAGAACATTCAGCAGTTTTATGACCAGAAGCGTACCTTTAACATAGCCGGCCGCCAGGCCACGCAGATTGAGTATGACCCGGAAAAAATTCGTGATACCGAATTTGACTTGAGCATAGTGGAGAGCACGGCAACCCCCGTGTACAGACAGATTGCGAATGACTATCTTGTGCAGTTCTGGCAGTCGGGGCAGATTACCTTGCAGCAGTTGCTTGAGGTGGGCGACTTTACGTTTGCGGACCAGTTGTTGCAGAGCATTAAGAGCCAGCAGCAACAGATGCAGCAGGGACAGACACCGGAAGGTGTGCCGCCAGAGCTGATGCAGCAGGCGCAGAATGGTGCTGACATGAATGCGGTGAACAAGCTGTATGGTGCGATGAAAGGCGAAGACAATGATGAGGCCCGACAGTATGGAGGACCACAAACACCTAATGAGCAATGAACAGTTACTTGATAGATGAGATGGTGAAGGACGTGCGTATAGCAATAGACAACAACACGGAGGATAAGGAGTTGTTGGAATTTGCTGATACTGACACGTTGATGCTGCAAGACATAGTGCGCGCCAAGGTGGTAGATGCTGCCAATATGATAGTGCGCGATGCGCCAGTGGATATGCTTGATGGTGGTGTGGTGGCGGACTTGAAGGGCATGGTGAAACTGAACAAGGTGTATGACACGGACACCATGCAGTATGCAGTGGTGAGGCTTGACAGAAGTTTTATGCGCCTGGTGAGTTTCAGAATGGCTGATTGGAATATGGCTGTGACGGAGGCCATCAGTCCCGACAGTGCTTTGTATGCCATGCAGCGCAGCAGAATAGAGGGTGTGCGTGGCAACAAGGAGCGTCCGGTGGTGGCTGTTGTTCCGTCGAATGTGTCGGGCGGGTATGACTTGGAGGCGTACTCTACGAAGTCGGACAATGCTTTAATGACTTATATGCCGTATGCAAGTTTGTCAAGCGATGGTGTGTCGATTGAGCTGCCCGTTCACTTGTACAGTGCGATTGTGTATGCCACGGCCTATCTGACTGCTTTGGCCTTTGGTGCTGGCGAGCAAGCGGCCAATTTGCTACGTGTGTCACATGAACTGGCGCATATCAGTGATGCGGCACCTGATTATGTGCAACAACCATTACAACAAGAAGAGCAATGAAGAAAGATTGGAAAGACATAGAGGGCCATAAGTTCCGCATTGACGTGGGTTCAACATTAAGACAGGCCATGTCGGATGATATGCCTGCCGAGGTGTTGTGCTTTACTACTGACGGGCATATTGTGATGAATGGTTTGGAGTTTCCGGACCTTGATGCAGTGAAGACCGAGCTCAGACGTGAGTTGTTCAGCTACAAGATAGATGAGTCGGTGTTCGGTTTGACTGCTGATATGTCTCGCAATGAGGTGGAGAAGATTATGGATAAGCCGCTATTTGACGAGATAGTTGACGCGATAACAAATGGTAAGACTCTCTATGTTGGTGAAGGATATGTGGACGGCAGGTATAGTGTGGTGCATACTATTACTGGCAAGAACTTTAGGGAGCTGGACTTGACGTATAAGGACAACCGCGTGGTGTTGCGTAATTACGTTCCATTGAGTTCGGTTGAGGTGTACTATGGCGGCGGTTCCCGTTTGTTGAAGCTTGAAAACGATGTTGAAGAGTTGAAGGACCTCCTTACTATGGCTTAGACAGAACCTAATTTTTATAAACAATTAAACTATTAACAGAGATGGCAGAATTGAATGAAATTGCCGTAGGAACGATGATTGGTTTCTCGGCGAACAAGACGGTGGCAGACGCGAAGAAAGAAACTGCTAACAACCGTGTTGACATCTGTAAGACGAAGGAACTTTACCTGAATGGTGAGCGCGTTGGTGTTACGGACGTTGAGAAGAAATTCCTTGAAGAAAACTTGAACCCTGATAGCACTGTGAAGGCTTCGAAGGTGAAGACTTCACTTGGCAGCGACATTGAGACTTATGTTAAGAACAATGTGGCAGGTGCTTACAAGTTCCAGGGTTCGGTAAACAGTATCAATGAAATTCTTGCAAAAGATTGCAAGAAAGGCGATGTTTTCAACGTTCGCGTAAAATTTGTACTTAGCGGAAGTGGTGAAAATGATGGCACTTACGAGGCTGGTACCAATGTGGCTGTGAGAGAGGATTTTGCAGCAGGTAAAGGCTCACAAAGATTGCTTGACCCCTTGGGTGGTATCGTTAACGGCTATGCGACGAAACCTGATTTAGAGACCGGACTTGCGAAGAAGGCTGATAAGGCGATTGTGCTGCCGATTTCAAATTATGTGCCTGGAGGAAAGGTTGAAGAAATTGCAGATGTGTTTGGTTTTGATGTGAACACATCATCAGATACTATTGCCGCATATTTAACTGGTGACCGCAGTTTTGACAAGTTGTTTAACGCCATTCAATCTGGTGTGAATATTTATGGTCAGTATCATCATTATGAAGCCCTTGTTGATATGTCTGAGGCTGGTATAGCTGAGGTATGCAACGTTAAGGCTTATGATTGGTCGGGACAAATAGGTTCTACTCAAAAACAAACGTATAAAGCCATAGAGATGGAACTGGAAGATGTAAAAATAATTATTCAACTTTCAGCTGGAAAATATAAGGCGATTAAAACGGAATCTATTTCGCGTCGTATCTTTAATCTTGAACGCCAGTTGACCTTGGCCTAAGGCATTTTATCATAATTATATAACGAAGCCGCACTATGGCCGGTGTGTCATGGTGCGGCATTATTTTAGTATAGACTATGGCAAAGAAAGATTGGAGCGAGATGGAAGGATTGCCATGGCGGCTTGATGTAGGCTCGACATTGGAAGAGGCCATGCAGTCGGAGAACGGTCAGATGCTGTATGTAACGAAAGATGGCCAAATAGTGATGAATGGTGAGGTGATAGCCAATGATGCTGTACATTACCTTGGCAGTTATTCACTTTCTTCGGGAGGCGAAAATGCTGCAAAGCAGCTGTCGGTAAATTGCTTTACGAAGCCAATACTGCACTATACCATAACGGGCAATAATAATTGGACAGCGTTGGTGCGCCAGGTGCGTACGAACAATACGAATGTGCGTCAGTGGCTGAGGCTCGGTGCTACGCTATACTACCGTGATGTGACGATGAACAGCGACTTTAGTCAGGCTACATCATGCACATCGTGGACGAGGTTGCCGGAGTATGACTCTACGGTGGACAGCCGCATCACCAAGAATCGTGAGGACATTGCGAATAACATTCAGAAAATCAATGCGAACACGACCAGACTGGACGGCATAGATGGTGCAATAGAGTCCTTCGGTGAGAGCATTACAGACCAAGCCTTGCGCATATATAACTTGGAGCACGGCAAACCATTGGCCACCCAATCGGCACCAGGCTTTATGAGCGCAGAAGACAAGGTGAAGGTGGACACGCTGAACGGCGGCATTGCGCAGCAGAAGGACGGCAGTTATAAGACATTGACTGGCTTGGCCGTCATTGAGACGCATTCCGACGTGGTGGGCGAGGAGGTGAGTTTGACAGACTTTAATAACGCCCAAGCCGCTACCTACAATAAAGGTGATGTGATAAACCTATACTATACCAAGGGTGCCTATGGTGTGCTTGCGCAAAAGGATATGCTATGGTTCGGCCGTCGCGTGGTGAGCAGTGATAGCAGCAACGGCGCGCTCGTGAAGTATGACTTTAAGACTATTGCCGGTGTGGAGCCTAAAGATGCGTTTAGCAGTGACATTACTCTGTACTTCTTGACACTCAAGGGTTATACATCTGCCTTTAGGGGTAGTGCTGGTTATACATTGTACCCATTGAATGTAAGTGCAGTGCCATACTTGCCGTCAACAGCAGACAAGGTGCTGCTTGAGAAGATAAAACAGAAACTTGGATTATGACAGACCTGATACAGACTATCAGTTCTATTGTGACAGGTGTGGCAATACCAGTGCTCGGTGTATTCTTGTTCTATGATGCGAAGAAACGTGAGGCTTCTGCCAGGGCCGGTAAAGCCGAGGCAGACAACATTACACAATATGCCGCACAATGGCAGAAGTTGTATGAAGAGAAGGTGAAGCACGAAGAGGAGCTGAATGAGAAGATTGATGCGCTATATGTGCAGTTGAATGAGCAACGCGATGAGCTTGCGCGAATTAAAAAGGAGATGGCAGAACTGATGGTGAAGCAGCAGTATGCGGAGAGCCAGAAGTGTACGGTGTTTGGCTGCCCCAACCGCCAGCCGCCTCAACTTGTGTGTGCAAGTAGTAATCACCCGGAACAATAGGACTATGAGATTGACGAGATATATCACGGAATTGATACGTGTGGACAGTGGGCACAGCAGCAAGGCGTTTTTCCTTGTGATGGTGACGATTGTTGGCAGTGTGTTGCTTCTTTGCGCGGCGTTTGTGCTGGCATGGGAGGTTGTGAGCACTGGCACTATACATACGGATTTAGTGGGACTGAGCGCATTTGTAGGCAGTGTGGCAAGTTTGTTTGCGACAGCTGGTATCACAAAGGTGTGCAGTGAACGGAAAGAAAAGAAATGCGAGTATGAATGATTGGATAGGTGGTTACAATTCTGTGTTCAAGTGTCTTGGCGGGAGAGGTCATGGGCAGGAGGAACGCGAGGTGAACGACTATTATGCGACAGACCCGATGGCGGTAGATTATCTTGTTGAGAATAATTTGTTGCCAGATTGTATATGGGAATGTGCTTGTGGTGAAGGGCATCTGAGTAGAAGGCTTGAAGAAGAAGGATATGATGTGTATAGTTCGGACTTGGTGGACCGTGGATATGGTGTAAGCGGGGTGGACTTTTTGAAGGCTGATGAGAAGCCTTCTGACAAGATAAAATGTATAGTTACCAATCCACCCTATAAATATGCCACGGAGTTTGTGCTGCACGCAATAGACATTCTTAAGCCCGGCGACAAGATTTTCATGTTCCTTAAGACGACATTTCTTGAAGGCCGGAGAAGGAAAGAAATGCTTTTTGACCGTTTCCCGCCAAAGACAATCTACCAATTCAGCGGAAGAGTTGCCTGTGCAAAGAATGGAGATTTTGGAAAGATGAAGAAGATTGGAAGTGCTGTTGCTTATGCTTGGTACGAGTGGGAGATTGGTTCGTATGGCACAACAGCACTCAAATGGATATAACACAATATAATATAGATGGAAAGTTGGAAAGAATTAGCGGCATTTGTGCTGGAGCGCGAGGGCGGCTATTGCAACAGAAAGGCTGACAAGGGAGGGCCGACTAATAAGGGCGTGACATTGACCACCTACCGCAGTGTGTTTGGACAGAACAAGACGATAGAGGACTTGAAGCGCATTACTGATGCGGAGTGGGAGTACATTTTTAAGAAATTCTACTGGGACAAGTGCAAGGCGGACTACATACAGGACAAGAGTGTTGCCTTTATACTCGTGGACTGGGCCTATAACAGCGGAGTCAAGACGGCCGTGACGCACTTGCAGCGGATTGTTAAAACGACTGCCGATGGCATCATGGGCAAGCAGACCTTGCAAGCGGTTAATACGCGTAGTCCGCTGCCGCTGTTCGGAGCGTTGAAGCAGGACAGGATAGCTTTTTATAAGGCAAGAGCTGCCAAGAATCCGAGTCAGAAGGTGTTCTTGAAGGGGTGGCTAAATCGGGTGAGCCATTTCGCGTATGGCAAGTTCGTGTAGAAAAAACTGCCACACGGAAAAGCTCGTGCGGCAGTTAAGTGCAACTTTAGGATGTGCCTTTTTTTATATGGGAATTAAACACTGCAAAGATAACAAATATAATCAAGAATATGCGTAGAATTGGTGGCTTTTTTATCGTAATTTTCTGTGCAGTTGTCTTGCACAGCAGTTGCGCGCGCAAGGTGGTGCAGAGCATGGA